GGGGCACCGATCAGCGAATTTATGAAGCCTCTTTACGAGCAAATTTTGCCGACTCAAATGAACAAGCCAGGCCCTCGTGCGGGCGTCTACGCTGACGCTGATCAACTAACGCGAGGCAAGCTATCAACTGCAGGCGAAGGCATCTCCATGTTTATGGATGAAGAACAAATCAAGCGTCTACAACGTCTTCTTCGGGCTGACTGAGCATGATGATTTGATGCTCTAAGGAGCGCATTGCTTCAAGCAAAACAGCTTGCTGCTCTTCAAAACTAAGTCTCAAAAAATCCGAATCTGGTTGGACATCTACGTCGGGACCAAATTCAGGATGTACTTTGATTTGTAGATTTACATTCATCTCGATCTCCTCTCAATCAACCTCATCACCGCGGCATCGCCAGCCTGGGCCTCGGTCGGCGCGAACAGCGCCCTGTTCCTCTGCGCCGCGCCCTCGCGGGGTTCGCATAAATAGTACACCGCCAGAGACTTACGGTACTGCTCCGGCGGGCAGGTGATCGGCTCTGGCAGGCCGTGCCAGGCGTTCGTCGTGTCAAAGATCACCGCACGGTTGAACACCGGCTCAATGGATTTGACCAGCTCGCCGGGTTTCCCACCATCGTCGCGCCACAGCCCCAGCGATCCGCCCCAGGACGGCTCCCAATTGAGATTGAGATACACGATCAGGTTCAGCCTGCGCTCGAGGCCCAGCTTGGGGTGGATGCTGTAGTCCAGGTGCGTGTTCAAGCGGCCGCCCGCGCCGTGGATGTGCAGACCGCCGCCGTGAAGGCCGTGATCGGGGTACAAATTGCAGTGCGTCAGGCGCTCGAAAATGCGATAGCACTCACGCGAGTTGATGTCGGTGAAGAACTTGTACAGCGACGGCGAAAAATGTGTCCAATTGTTGAGCGTTTTCTTCACCTCGATGGCGTTGTCGTAGGTGTGCCAGGCGGGGCTGTCGTAATCGGGGAAGCTGGCGGCCAGCTGCTGCGCCAGATCGTCGTCAAAGAAGTTGTCCAGCACCAGGTGCGGGAACGGATCAAGGCTGCCCCAGTGATTGACGTTCATTGCTTGGCACCGTAAGCCGCGATCAGGGCGGCGTCGCTGCGGCCGTCGTCCTTCACGCGCTTGAACATCTCGGCGTTTTCTGGGAAGAGCTGCGCTGCACGGTAACGGCTGCCGTCCTTGCCCTGCGGGACGTCCAGCGCCTTCTGCCAGGTGCGTGGCGGGATCGTCGTGGTGGGAACCTCGCAGGCGGCGAGCACGCCAAGGACGACGCCAAGGGATTGCCCCATTGAAAACATTGACGTGACGCCCTGACCCGGCATCGCGTTCAAGCGCTCGAGGTAGGCGCCATCCGCCTTGGCGCCACGGATGATCAGGGACAGCGCCTGCGCATTGACCATGCGCTTGGTCTTGTTGTTGCGCTCGAGAGACAGCGTCGGCATATCGTGGACTTCGTCGAGCTGGCCGTCCACCACCAGCGCGATGGCGCCGTTGAGGCCGACGTCGATCCCGAGGATCCTCACGCCCGCCCTACTGCGGCGTCCATCGCTTCAGAGAGCGTTTTCATCCTCGCGGCTATGAGGGCATCAACTGCCTGCTCCAAGCGCCTCACGGACCCGTATAGTGGCTCCGTGGCCCCGCTGGACCAGCGGCTCACTTGAGCCTGGTCAATCTCGGCCACGCGGCAGACGTCCGAGAGGCGAAAGCCGGCGGAGTGGGCCTTTTCCCTGATTCCTGAAATTGCTTGCTGTGCGTGAGTTGTCATGCGTAGAATTCTAAGGGCGCAATGACTAGCCCGTCAACACGGGCAAAAAAGGGGCGAGGTGTGATCCCCGCCCCGAACATGGCAACTGCGGGGAGACACCGCAGCAGGGGCGGATAACTGACAACCACCCCCAAGACTGATTCTACAGGGGCAATACCCGACTAAAGTGTAGGGGAGTTGACAGGATCGTCAATTGTTGTATGATTCGATCATCAACAACTCTTTAGGAGCTTCCTAAATGTTCTCTACCAACCAAATCGTCCGCGGCCAAAAAGCCGGTGTCTTCGTGATTCTCTCTTTCCGAGTTGGCGCCGACGGCGAGCGTTGGGCTAACCTTAAAGAGGTGAACCCTATCACCATGAAAACCTACCGCGGCGGTCTGTCGCTCCCCGAGTCTGCCCTGCGTTTTTACGCTTAACTTAACGGCCCTCGGGCCTTCAACCAGGAGACCACCATGCAAACCACCAAAAAATACGCCCGCACTCTTGAAGAGGCATTCGGCCCCGGCCACCGAGGCGGCATCTACGAATCGTGTCCCGATTTGGACCTCATAGACAAGATCCTCGTTGGCGTGTGCGGCGTGATCCTGATCGGCCTGCTAGTCGCCATCTGCTCCGGGGTGATCTAAATGCACGACAAGCTCAAGATCGAAATCGAAGCAATCGTCACGGCGATGGCGCCGCCAGCGAACGCGATGGGGGTTCTTACCGCCGACGACGTGACGCGCATCATTCGTCACGCGGCCACCAAGGGGTCGATGGCCGGGTGGTTGGCTGGCGAGCGCACTGCGCGGTCGCACTATGGCCGCGAGATGGACAAGCTGCGCGAGCGCATCAAGGCGCTGGAGATAGATCAGATTGCGGGGGCGAAGTGACTGACCGCGAACTGATGCAGCAGGCACTGGAGGCGTTGACTGCGTATGACGGGACGAATGGTGCAAGCAAAAGAAAGCGTGTTCTCGCCGCCCTGCGCGAGCGGCTGGCGCAGCCGGAGCGCGAGTGGGTGGGGCTGACGGAGCAGGATTTCTCGGCGATCAACCAATCAAGCCTAACAAAGTTGCAAGCGGCCACCTGCGCCGAGTCAATCCTCAAGGAGAAGAACGCATGACCCGCGAGGACGTTGAAAACTTTACCCGGCAAGCTGGCGGCTTTGACGCTACGCCTGAATTCCTTGAACGCTTCGCCGCCCTTGTCGCCGCAGCCGAGCGTGAGGCGTGTGCGAAGGTGTGTGATGACCTTGTGCTGCACCAATACTCAGCAAGCGGCTGCGCCGCCGCGATCCGCGAAAGATCAAACGCATGACCTGCACCTGCCACCCCCAGTCGCCGTTCCTCTGGCGCAACGACACTAGAGAATCGATATTTGTCAATAAGCAGATCAACCAGTATGCGCGCCTGTCGGCGACGCAGTCCGCGGTGGTCGAGCGCGAGCGCAACGCTGGACGCGACATCTCGCACATTGCAGGTATCAGCAAAGCCAATCACGCCGCACGCCTCACGGAGTTCAAGCGCTTCTCTGTTTACTCGCAAGCCAAGCCATTACTCAAAGAATGACGAAGTTCAAGAACCACGGCAGCCGCATCAATCAGGTGCGATCGCTGCTGCGCGAGAACTCTGACGGCCTCACGGTGTACGAGCTGTCAAACGCGACAGGCGTGGACCGCACTCACCTGTCGCGGGTTCTCAACAAAATGCCCGACGTCTACATCGACAGATGGATTGCATTCAAGGACCAGCGACGCTGGGTCCGCGCGGTCTGGTGCGTCGTGGTGCCGCCAGAGAATTGCCCGAGACCATTTTATAAAACGAAGGAGAAAACAAAGTGAAACTGATCGACCACGAAGAAGCGCTCCTGATGGCGCAGGACACGCTGATCTGGAAGCGCCTGCCCGAGAGGCCGCAGCCAATATTCCTCACCAGCATCATGGACCTCTCAGACGAGATTCAGGCGGCGCTCATCACGCGCAATAGCAACGCGCCCACCGAGGACTTCTACGCTCGCGGCGAAGCCATGTGGGAAAAGTTGGGCCTGAACAAATGAGCCAGCCAATGAAAGACGAAGAGCGCCAGACCATGCGCGAGCACATCGTGTTCCTGGGCGGAGCGCTCGAACGCGAGCGCGCGAATTCGAAGATGAAGACGCGCCTCTTGCAACGGTTCATGGACCCCGAGGATCTCGGGTGGGCCGTGAGCAATGAGGTGCGCAAGATCGCCTACGAGATCCTGTCGCAGGAAGCCTACTACGACCGCGACAAGGAGAACAAGCAATGACATTCGGATTTGCTGATGGGTGCCCGCAAGCACAACGCGCCACGACGATCAGCGTCGATGAACTCAAGCGGTTGCGCAAAGAGGAGATCATTGCGTCACACGCTAAGCGCCTTGCCTTGGAGCTTGAGTGTCTGCTGCTGTCATGCTCAGAAACCGCAGTCGTAAGCAAATGGTGGGCTAGCGCACATATAGCGCTTGGCGAGTATCAAGACGACGTAGAACGGCTGTATCCGCAGCCGCACGTTTCACCTTTAGGAAAGGATTGACATGGAACAGACTTGGTACGTAAGGCTGGGATGGTGGCTTTGCGAAAAGACGGGGCACATCTGGACCGCAAGGGCTTGGATTTACGGTGGCATGTATCACCAGGAGTGCAAACTGTGCGGCCGCATCCATAGCGAATATTTGAAAGTGAAAAGCTAATGAATAATAAAAATGTAGTAGAGCTGCCGGCGAGTAACAACTACACAGCAGAGCAAGCCCTGCAATCTGCAATGAAAAAAAACTTGACCGATGTCATGGTGATTGCATACGACGACGATGGAGATCTTTTCATCAGGTCTTCAAAGATGACTCGCGCTGAAGGTTTATTTATGCTGGAAAAGGCAAAAGAATGGACGATGTACGCAGGTCAAGAGGGTTACGACCAATGAGCGAACCCCTAATCCTTCGCCCCTCGGCCGCCTCGCGCTGGATCGCCTGCCCGGCCAGCGCCATCCTGTCCAAGGACATCCCGCCCACGCCCAGCGGCGATGCAGCAATGGCCGGCACCGCCATCCACGCGCTCGCTGAGACGTGCTACCTCACCGAAGACGATCCAATGAACAGTATCGGCAAGGTCGTGGAAGGCGTGACGCTTGCTAAGTGGCACTGCGAGATGGCATGGCAGCACCTGGATTACATAGATGAACTGTGGCAGTTCGGCGATGCCGACAACATCATGCTGGAGAAAAATGTAATTTACGCTGACTGGGAAAATGTTCTGCTGCGCGGAACAGCAGACGTTATCGGCGTCGGCAAAGATGTGCTGCATATCGTCGATCTAAAGACGGGCCAGGGGTACGTTGACGCGGACAACGATCAGTTAAAGATTTACGCGCTGGCAGCGCTGATGCATTTAGAGCTAGAAAACATTCAGCGAATTGAATTGCATATCGTCCAGCCGCGCCACGGCGATCCGCGCAATCACGCAATGACAATCAGCGAACTGCGCGCATGGGAAGAGAAGACACTAATCCCGGCCATCAACGCCGCGACAGATCCAACACAAAAGCCGACGCCCACCGAGAAAGCGTGCCAATACTGCCCAGCACGCCTGACGTGCCCAGCGCAATCGGAAGCCTTCGAGCTGGTCGCGCAGCAGGAGCCTGGCATCGTCTCGATGACAAAGGACCAGATCAAGTCGGTCATGGTGCGCCTCTCAGACGAGCAGATGAGCGACCTACTGGACCGCGCTCCGATCGTCGAGGCGTTCGTCGATGCGCTTAGGAAGCACGCCCTCGAGCGCATGAAGGACGGGGGGACGCTGCCGGGGTGGCAGCTCGCGCCCAAGCGAGCCACGCGCAAGTGGGCAAGCGAGGCCAAGGCGCGAGAAGCGCTCATCGAGGCAGGTGTGCCTGTGGAGAAGCTGTTAATAACTGAATTTATTTCGCCTGCGGCTGTGGAAAAGCTGTTAGCAAAGGAGCAAAGGGGGATGCTTGAGGACTTAACCGTTAAGGAAAGCTCAGGCGTAACCATTGCAAGGGACGCATCGCTGCGTCAATAATGCCCGTCCCACGGGTCAACTCGTAACTCTGAAAGCAAAAAGCAAATGCTAAATCTGTCATCTGGTGGAGGCAACTCCAATTTCCTGCGCTTCTCTCCTCAAGCCAACGCCTGGACCAACAGCGAGGGCGTCGAGGTCGAGATTAAAAAAGTGGTCTTCGACATCGACAACGTCGTGACCGGCTGGCTCCTTCTCGGTGTCGGTGTCCGCGACTGGCAACCCGACGCATCGCTCGGACGTAAGGGTGCGCAGCCGACGCCTGAACACAAGCGCGGTTTCGAGGTCACGTTCTACAACAAGGAGATCGGCACCGCGAGCTGGTCGAGTAACGGCGTGGGTCCGAACATGGGCCTGGAGCAGCTGTACACGGCCTGCGCCGCGCAGCGCGAGGCCAACGCGGGCAAGCTGCCCGTGGTCGAGTACAAAGGCTCGAAGATGGAGAAGATCGGTAAGGGCACGACACGCATCCCGCAGTTCGCAATCGTGAACTGGATCGACCGCCCTGCCGGGATGGACGCGCCCGTTGAGGCCGAGGAGTATGTGGCACCTGCGCCTGCAGCCGTGCCGTGGCCGTCAGCAGCACAGGCGGCCGCCGCCAAGCCTGCGGCTCGGGCGGTGGCGCCAGCCGAAGACGAGATGTTTTAACGCTCATCGGTAAACGAACCGGGGCCATCACGGTCCCGGTTTTTTTGTCTCAATAAAAACTGAAGGCTCAAATGCAAGCCGAAGAAATCGCCAAGCAATTAGGCAACGCGAAGAAGGTCAACGGGCAATGGGTTGCCAGCTGCCCGGTCCCAGGTCACGGCAGAGGCAACGGCGATAAGAACCCGTCCCTGTCCATCAGCGAAGGACCGGACGGCAAAGCCCTGTTCCACTGTCACGGCGGCTGCGATCAAGGGTCGGTGTTCTCCACCATGAGAGAACGCGGGTTCCTGCCGGAGCTGGAGGGCCGTAACGTCGAACCTCTGGCGCTGATCAAGCCCATCACCCGGCAGCTCGAGCAGGAGTGGCACTACGCGGACGAGGAAGGTGTGACGCTTTTCATCAAGCAACGATTTCGCACCGCGGACGCGAAGGGCAAGGACTACAAGCTCCTGAAGGTGGACGAGGCAGGGCGCAGACACGCCACGCTGGGCGATGCCCGCATCGTGCCGTACAAGCTGCCGGAGCTGCGCGATGCCATCTCCAAGGGACGCTACGTCTACCTCACGGAAGGCGAGAAGGCGGCAGACGCGATCATCAGCCTGGGATCGGTCGCCACCACCAGTCACGCAGGATCAGGCACCTGGCCCGACGCCATCACGGAATACTTCACCGGCGCCAACGTCGTGATCCTGCCGGACAACGACACGCCAGGCTGGAAGTACGCGAAGAAGGCGGCGGCCAAGCTGCTACCGCTCGCCAAGAGCGTGCGCGTCGTGGATCTGGGCGGCGAAAGCCTGGGCGATGACGCCTACGAATGGATCTACACGCAAGGCAAGACGCGCCAGGACCTAGCGGATCTGGTGAAGGCGCAGGCGCCCATTACCGCCGCCGATGAGGTCCAGGCGCCTGAGCGGGTGAGCGAGAAGCCAGCGCCGGAGGCAACGGCATCACCTGCCACCAGCGAACCATTGGCGAACCCATTGGCGAACCAGGCAGAAACTTCGAGTTCGCCACCGCGCAAGACCCTCAACCTGGAGGCATGGGACGAGATCAAGGACGAGCCAGTCGAGTGGCTGGTCGAGAAGGTCATCCCGCGCCGCGGCTTTGTCGCGCTGTACGGACCGCCAGGTTCGTTCAAGTCGTTCATCGCGCTGGATCTGGCCGCATCAATAGCCCGCGGGGCGCCCTGGATGGGCCAAGCGGCAAAGCCATCAGAGAACGGTGCCGTGGTCTACATCGCCGGCGAGGGCCACGGC